CTGTTTGCCATGCGGATCACCTGCCTTCCTTACAAAAAAATCTGAAAAATAGGTTGAATTTATCCTAAAAGTGTGGTATACTATAAGTGGGAGGTGTTAGCATGAAAATTGATACCAACACTATTGTTTCGATGACCGAAGCTAACCAGAATTTTTCCAAGGTTGCAAGACTGGTAGATCAGTTCGGCTCCGCTGTTATCCTGAAAAATAACACTCCTCGCTATCTTGTGGTGGAGTTTCAGGAAGCTGATGCACTGCAGGATGCAGACAGCGATGAGGTCGCAGAGATCTCCAAGAGACTGCTTGCAAGAAATGCCGCTATCTATGAGGAACTCGCCAAATGAAACGACTAACGAAAGAACAGATCATGATGCTCCACAGAGCATTAATAGCCGAATCAGGCGGCTCTGTGGAGATTCGTGATGAAGGGCTGCTTGATTCAGCTATAAATGCTCCGTTTCAGACATTCGGCGGTGACGAGTTATATCCGTCTCTTCTTGAAAAAGCATCCCGCCTTGGATTCGGGCTTATAAAAAATCATCCTTTTGTAGACGGTAATAAAAGAATTGGTACACACGCTATGCTTGTCTTTCTTGCAGTCAATCATATTGAACTGCAATATGAGGACTTAGAACTTATCCATCTTATACTCGGCATTGCTGCGGGTGAATTTGACGAGGCATATTTATTAGCGTGGTTACAGCAGCATATAGACTAAAAGCATTTGCCTGAGAGAGACTTCAATGTCTCTTTCAGGCTTTTGTGTTTCAGCTTCCTCGGCTCAAATCCTATGGCATCGTAAAAGATGTGCATGATAAAACCCGCACCGAAAATAGACAGCAGTGTTCCGATACCGACAGAGCCGCCAAGCATCCAACCGATCAGTGTAACTACCGACCACAGCAGTACCCCGATCATGCCGATGGGTATTTTCGGCAGCTTTTTGCCCATAACAATCATCAGACCGTCCTTCGGACCGCTGCCGAGTTCCGCCGACATATACACATAGATGCCGAGATCAATAATCAGAAAGCCGATTAACAGCAGAACGATTCCGAGCAGCGTACTATGGTTTTCGGGATACGGGGAAATGTCGATGAACAACTGCGTGAGTCGTCCGGTAATCAGTGCATCGAGAATCGTTGCAAAACCAATGCGTTCCTGGAACAGAAGCTGTATCAGAATTGCCGCGACAGATACCAGCACCATAGTGCTGCCGTAGTTCAGCGGTGTATACTGTGATATTCCCATGCAGAAGCAGTCCCACGGTGCCAGCCCTATATTCGCTGCAATGGTCAGATACACGCCGAAAGAGTATATAAGCAGTCCACAAAGAGTCTGTAATATGCTCCGCAATACACGGATACGGGTATCAGAAGGAGTCGAAGTCATCCTGCGTTGCCTTGTATTCATATGAAATATCATCATTATCCTTTTCAATGAACATTTCGTTGACCATTCCGATGGTGAGCAGATCAAGGTCAGATAAACTCAGCCCGATCTGCACACATCGGAGAAGGAACAACGGCGTTGTCATCTCGCGGTCAACTGGGCGAGATTTTTTTTTGACTCCGCCTGCGTCTCAAGATTCACGCCCCAGAGTTCAAAAAGCTGCGGCAGCACTTCGTAGATGGAGAAGGTATTGAACTGTTCGAGCCACTCGTCGGGGCTGTCCGGCACATTTTCCGGATCGGCGTGCTTGGCCATTGTCCATGCGATATTCTCGAAAACCTCAAGGCTCTCGATACCGAGACCGGAATTCTCCTCATCGCTCTCGTCAACAGAATCCTTCAGCGCAGAGAAATCCTTGAAGATGTCCTTGCGGAACTTTGCACGGTAAAGGCGAGGCAGTGTTGCGCTCGCCTTGAAAGGAACCTCGATACCGTCAACAGTAATGATTTTTTTGATAGCCATATTCGTTCTCCTCCGAATCAGTCAGTAGTGGTTGCTGCGGTTGTGCTGCCGCCCTTGGTGCTGCTTGTCGAACGTGTACCGGTGCTGTTGTTGGTGGTTGCTGCAATCGGGATATAGACGGCGTTGTACCAGTTGTTGTAGGTGGTCTCATCTGTGCTTTCACAGGTCTTGGACTTTACCAGACCGGAAGGCAGCGCAGAAGCCTTCAGCGACAGTGTCTCTGTCTTGACCTCCTTGCTCTCCTCAGTGGTCTGACCCTCAGTTGCAGGACGGGATGCAGAGCAGCAGTACAGCACATGACGGATGTGATTCTTATCTCCGTCAAACTCGAACAAAAGCGCGAACTGCGATGTTTCGGCATCGTTGCGTTCCACAAGGACACCCTTGCTGTCGAGCTGTTCACCGAGGATATCGGTTGCGAAATCGGTGGTGATGAGAGCAATTTCGAGGTCACCCTCATAGCCTGCGTTGTTGTTGATAACGTAGTAAACGGTGTTATCGGCGTAGAAGTTGTCGTTCTCGCCGTTTGCGTCAATGCTCAGCGAAACAGCACCGGGCAGACGCACAGGCGTTGCAAATGTCGGAACACCGTCATCACTCCATGCTGTGATCTTTGCCCAGTGAACCTTGTTCAGACCGAACTTGACCTTGTTTTTCTTCAGAGCCATATTCATACCTCCAATGTGTACAGGACCTCATAGAGCCGTTCGCTCTCGATCCATGTTTCGGATTTTGTATAATAAATGTTGTGCTGATGCAGCACTTCCTCCACACGCTCCTCCGCATCCGGGGATTTTTCATCGGTGTACAGTTCAATATGCAGCCGCTTGAAGCTGACATACATCAGGTTATCCGCACCGAATGTATTTTCACCGGGAGACAGAAACAGCGTGAACGGAGGATCCGGGCTTTCACCCTCTGCGAAGTGATGATACGCAAAGGGCAGCCCGATCTCCTGCATCATCTCGGATATTTCCTCGTAGGTCACGATAACTCCTTTTTAATGAGCGTTTCGAGCATATCCGCACCGTTTGCCTCAGCAGGTGCAATATGCGGGATAGCCGCCACACGTCCGCCGCCGCGCTTTGCATGACCGTGTTCGAGCAGATGTGCAATCTGATAGCGGTCTTTGCTGTGGACGGTCATTTCCAGTGTGTGGCTGTTTTCCTTGGTTTTCTTAGCTGTCCAGCTTCGCTTGTAGCGGCCTGACTTCACAGGAGCGTTTGCAGAGATCTCATTTTTGACGGCGGTCGCTGTCTTTCTTACAGCTTTTTTCATAGCGGCATCTGCAAGATCAGCATATTCCTCCAGTCCCTCCATGATCGCCGAAGCCATATCGTCAATAGATGTCATCCTTTGATCCCGCCCTTCGTGATTCGCAGATCAGCTTCATATAGTCCTGCGATGTGTAATTAGGAACAATGCCCTTGATATCGTAGTCGATGCCATCGAACCGGATTCTATACACAGTAGAGCCCATTTTCTTTGTCTGCGGCGTCTGCCGGATTGTTACCTCGATACGTTGTATCTCTCTGGTGACTCCGGTGTTTGTCTCCTCAGATGCAGAGCCTTGTGTATTGCCGACCGTCACAGAAGCCCAGAGGGAGAACGCCTCCTCCCACTGAGCCTTGTGATTTCCGATCGCATCTTTTTTGACATGATTTTCAAGGACGGCGATCCGCTGATTCAGTTTCCCGATCTCCATTAGACCACGCCCTCTCTTTGTGCGAATAACAACGCCCTGAGTGTCAGCGTCAGCGCATGATAATCAGCAGTATTGCGGTTTTCATAGAGGTAAGAAACAGTATACAGCATAGCCTGCCGGGAGGTTTCCTCATTTTCCGCGAGTTGCTTTTCATTCATTCTGCCAACATCCATCACGAGCCGCTGCGCCGTATCGATCAGAGTGAGGATGAGCTTGTCATCCTCACAGTGGTCAACACGGAGGTAGTTTTTTGTTTCAGGCAGTGAGATCAGATTCACTTATCTGCCCTCCGTTCTTATCAGCCGTTGCCGCCGGTATTACCGCCAGTAGTGCCGCCGGTCGCTGCCTTGGTACCTGCCATCTTGAGAACCTTAACGGACTCAGGAAGGATGAGACGACCGTCCACACGCTGTGTGGTAAGGAAGCCGACCTGATCGGTGCGGGCATACAGCTCGTTCAGACGGCGGAAGGTGCGGTTCTGACGGTCAGCCACCCAGTAGTTCTTCATATCACCAAAGAGGAGAACACGCTCGCCCTTTGCGATACCCGGCATGAAGGAAGAGGTGCGGATTGGTCTGCCGAGCAGTGTATCCGGCTTTGCGATGTCGAGTGACGGCTTCCAGAGGTAGTTGTCGTTCTTGTCCTTGAGCTTCATGAGCTGAAGGAGGATAGTCTCGTTGCAGACGAACTGTGCGTTTCTGCGGTAGGGAGACTTCAGGCTGTAGTAGAGATCAAAGATCTCATCGAAGGTGATCGCAGTCTGGGATGCCGCAGTAACACCAAGCTCTGCACCGCCGGTCTCATCGAGAATACCGAGAGGCTTTTTGTCGCCGTCACCGGTGAAGAAGGCACGCTCCTCGGCATTGCCCATTGCAACACCAAAACGAGCAGCGATATACGATGCGAGGTCAAAAGCGGAATCGTGCAGAAGCTCGTTGCTGATCTTGATCATCGTGCCGAGCTTGTATGCGGAGAGAGTGGTCTGACCGAATCTGGTGTCAGTCTCCGGGATCTCCTCACCCTCATCGATCCACTGCGCCTCCATTGTATCGTTCGCAATAGGGATCTTGCGGGTGCCGGAATTGGTCTTGATGACCGTTGCCATCTGGCGGAAGATGTTGTTCTCCTCAAGTGCCTGAATCAGTCTGCGCTCGAATTCGTCAGGCACAGTGTAGCCGCCCTCGGTGTCCTCACCGACAGAGAGCGCGTTGCGGACTGCAAGCTGATCGCCCTTGTTGCGGATCATATCCCAGAAGGCGGACTTGTACTCGTCGGTTACGGTCGGGTTGGTGGGCGGTGTATTCTTTGTGCCGGGAGCATTGGTGACGGGCTTGCTGGTCGGCGCGGAAAGCGCCGCATCGAGGGCTGCCTGCTGCTCGAGACGCTCGATTTCTGCGCCGAGAGCCTGCACCTCACCGGCCATTTTGTTGTACTGCTCCACTGCGGAAGCCTCCACGAGACCGTTCTCACCACGGTGCTTTTCGAGGAAGTTCTTTGTCTGCTCCCACAGGGTATTACGCTTACTGCGAAGTTCCATGATCTTGCTCATATCTTTTCTCCATTTCTCCGGATAAAATCCGGTGTAGCATAAAAATACAGCCTGCTTATCTCAGAAAAGCAAGCTGCTGTTTCAGAATTTCATACGGCATAGAGCCGTCTGTGGTTTTACCGTCCATACCAATCACAGGCATATCCGGCACTGTAACTGTCGGTGCGGTCAGCCCTTCCTCGGAAGGTTTCTGTGCATCATCTGCCTTGCCGTCATCGGGCGGCTCTGTGCCTTCGGGTGCTGCGGAAGCGGTGATCTTTCCCAGAATGGTCTGCCCCATGACACGGGTACTGTACTCCCAAAGGGCATCGCCGGTGTCCAGCTTGAACGGCTTCTTTTCGGTCTCTTTCTTTTCATCGCCCTCATCGTCACCGCCTTCCTGATCGGGCTTATCAGGCTCGTCCGGATCGTCAGGCTCATCATCCTTCTTGTCCGGCTCGGGCTTTTCATCGAACAGAATCTCATCTGCAAAGCCCAGCTCGACCGCCTTTTTCGCATTGATCCATGTCTCATCGGACATGAGCTTGCTGATGCGGTTTCTGCTGAGTCCGGTTTTTGCCGCATATGCGTTGATGATGCTCTCCTTGACCTCGTTCAGCGTAGCAATGGCTTTTTCCATGTCCTTGGCATTGCCGAAAGCAATGGTAGATGGGTCATGGATCATGAGAAGAGCGGTGGGAGACATCTGGACAGTATTGCCCGCCATTGCGATCACAGATGCCGCCGATGCAGCGATGCTTGCGATGCGCACAGTGACATTGTGCGGATAGTCACGGATCATTGTGTAGATCTCTGCAGCGGCGAAGACGTTGCCGCCCGGCGAATTGATCCAGAGCGTGAGGTCGCCGTCTTCGGCATACAGCTCATCTCTGAAATCCTGCGGTGTGATCTCGTCACCCCAGAAGGAATCCGAGTCGATTGGTCCCTCCAGGCGGAGCACTCTGCCGCCGCTGTCATCGTGAATATAGTCCCAGAATTTCGGCATTTACATCCCTCCGTTTCGTACTTTCTTCCTGCGCCTTTTTCGCAGGAATCTGTCATCGGTCGATTCTTCATCCGTTTCGTCCTGTTCCTCTGTATCTGTCTGCTCCGGCTCGTCCAAGTCGTATGCGGCACCTGCATCCTGCAGCTTGTTATAACTGCCGTTGAGGTAATAATCATCACCGCCGAGATCGTGCGGAATAAGATCCATGTTTTCAAGCCTGCGCACATCATTCGGGCTCATAAAGCCGTTGCCGACACCGATCGCATAAGCGTTCATTCTGCTCTGATAGTCGCCGCGCATCAGGCCGTCCACATTGAATTTCGGAAAATATACATCCTGTTCCTCCTCCAGCAGAAGGTCTTTGATGATGCCTTTTTCAATGCGGATGATCCAAGGCATAAGCGAATATTGCACGAATGCGATACCCTGATGCTCGATGTTATTGAAGGTGCTGCGTTTCAGATCCTGTACCAGATGGGGCGGAACCTGAAACATTCGGCATATTTCCTCCACATCGAATTCACGGGTGGATAGGAACTGTGAATCCTCCGGCGGCAGCGAGATCGGCTTATACTGCATACCTTCTTCGAGAACGGCGATACGGTGCGCATTGCGGGAACCGCCGTACACTCTCGTCCAGTTTTCACGGATCTTTTCGGGATTTTTCAGCACACCGGGGTGCTCCAGAACACCGGCAGGCTGCGCTCCGTTTTTGAAGAAGGCACTGCCGTAACGCTCCACCGCCATTGCTGCGCCCAGCGCATTTTTCATCATCGCAATGGGTGAAAATCCCACAAGACCGTTGAAACCCAGACCGGGAATGTGCAGTATCTCATCTCGCTGAAAGATGATATCCTTGTCATGCTCACCGGGCTTTTCATCGGTGTATGCGTGGTAGGTGTAGATCAGGTCACCGCTTTTCGGGTCACGGTCGATCTCCACGTTCTCGGGGAGAAGCGGATACAGACCGACGATACCGTTCTTGCCGTCACGGACGATCTGTGCATAGGCGTTGCCCCAGAGCAGCAGATGACACATCAGCGCTTCCCAGAATGAGAATGAACTCATTTCGGGATTTGGCTGCCGATACAAGATTTTATACAGCGGATGATCGGTAGCGCGTTCCTTATCCTCACCGGCACCTGTATATCTGTACAGATGCAGCGGAAGCCCTGCGATGGTATTTGACAATAGTCTCACGCAGGCGTATACGGTAACGATCTGCATTGCCGTTCGTTCGTCAACACGCTCTCCGCTGTGCGTCATGCCGAATACAAACAGATTACCGGAATCACGGACATTGTCACGGATATCCGGCAATGACGGTGCGTCTCTCGGCTTGCTGATGCCAAGCCAGCTTAGTAAGCCCATATATATTACCTCCTACAGAACAATCAGGTCATGATCGGGTTCGTCATAGACACTGCCCTGCATTTCATGGCGGATCACTCTGTCTAGTGCCATGATCCATGCGACAATGCCGTCGATTTTTTCAGTACTTTTCTTTTTGCTCGGTTTGATATTCTCCGCCGCATCAATTTCGGCAACCACATTTCCTGCCATCCATCTGAGAACGGGATTGCCGCCGTGAACGAACATACCTTCGAGTATGAGCTTGTACAGCTCCTTCATCGGCGGTGACATATCCTTGAAGCCCATGCCCATCGGCACAACGGTAAATCCGTCGCCCTCAAGGTCTGTGATCAGCTGTGTAGCATTCCAGCGGTCGGCTGCGATCTCCTTGATGTTATACATGGTGTGCAGCTCATTGATCGTTTTCCGCACAAAGTTATAGTCCACCACATTGCCCTCGGTGATATGAAAAAGCCCCATGTGCTCCCAGACATCGTAGGGAACATGGTCTCGCCGGACACGCAGGTCGAGTGTTTCTCTCGGCAGCCAGAAATGCGGGACAACGATGTATTTACCGCCCTCTGTCAGCGGAGGGAACACCAGAACAAAAGCGGTGATATCCGATGTGCTGGAAAGGTCCAGTCCCGCATAGCACTCCCGTCCTCGTAGCTTTTCAAGGTCAATCGGTAGATTGCCCCTGTCGTAGATATGCTCCGGGATCCATGCGACCGCACTGCCGACCCACTGGTCGAGTCTAAGCTGACGGAATACATTTTCTTCAGCAGGATTTGTCAGCGCCTCACGGTGCGCATCCCGGACGCGGTCAATGGTGATCGTATGCCCGAGAGACGGATTTGCCTTGTACCATGATTCCTCGGCGTTCCAGTCATCGTCATCATTCAGTCCGTAGATCACGGGATAGAAGGAAGGATCGATGCGACGTCCATCGAGGATATCTTTTGCTTTCGTGTGATATTCGTAGCAGATGCTGTTGCGGTCGGTGCCGGCGGTTGTAATAAGGAAGTACAGCGGCTGCGTTCTCGCATCACCCGAGCCCTTTGTGAGAACATCCACAAGACTTCGGTTCGGCTGCGCGTGCAGCTCGTCAAGCACCAGACCGGATACATTCAGACCGTGCTTTGTGCCGACTTCCGCCGAAAGAACCTGATAGAACCCCACATTGCTATAGTTCACCAGACGTTTTGTCGCCGCCATGATCTTGGAGCGTTTCAGGAGCGCCGGTGTCATTTCCACCATACGCTTTGCAACGTCAAAAACGATAGAAGCCTGCTGTCGGTCAGCCGCTGCGCCGTAGACTTCGGCGGACGGCTCGTTATCGGCGTAAAGCAGATACAGTGCAATTGCCGCCGCAAGCTCCGATTTTCCGTTTTTCTTCGGAATCTCAACATAGGCTGTACGGAACTGCCGGGTGTCGTCTTCTTTTACAACACCGAAAATATCTCGGATGATCTGCTCCTGCCACGGCAGCAGCCAGAACGGTTTGCCTGCCCATCGGCCTTTGGTGTGGCAGAGGTTTTCGATAAAACGAACAGCCCTGTCCGCTTTTGCCTCATCATAATGGGAATCCGGCAGCATGAAGCGTGTGGGCTGATAGTCGGTGAGTTTCGGATAGTTCGCAGGTCTTTCTCTTGCTTTTGCTGTTCTTGCCATCAGCCACCTCCGAGAAGTTCATCCATATCGTCAACAGCGGCGTTTTTCATATCCGCACCTGCCGTGATTCTGCTTCTTGCCGCCGGAGTCAGACCGAACTGCTCTGCGATCTTATTCATAATTTTCAGATAAGTCTGTGCAATGGATACTTGGGGAACTTGCTGCCAGTAGCCGGACTTCGTTTTCACGATAGTGCCGTGCTGTGTCATAAATTCCTCGGCTTCTTTCCAACGGGCGTATGCCTGACAGTACGATGCGAATGCCGCCTGATCGACCTCGGTCAGCACGCCGATCTGTTCCAGTTGTTTCGATAGCCTGCGCCATTCCTTTTTCGCTTCGGGCTCCAGCCACTTCGGACAAGGCGGCGCTTTGCGTTCCGGCTTCGGCTCTGCATCATTCAGCGGACGCTTGCCCGGATTGCCTTCCAGTTCCTTGATCGCTGTCGGTGTCGGTTTTCTGCCTCTCTGAGCCATCCGCATCACTCCTTCCTCAAAAAATCTGCATAAAGAAAAGGCCTGCAAAACTGCAAGCCTCTCCTATGTATGAAACCACCATGTTTACTTGTTCAACGCATCAAGCATGATCGCCGCACCGTTCCGAAATCCTTTTGTGTAGCTGTCCTCGGAAGAAATTGCTTCCATCTGGTGGTGAATATCCACCAGTTCCTCCAGGTCTTTCGCCGCATCTTCGGACAACTGCTTTTTCAACGACTCGAAAAGCTGCTCGGCATGCTTACTCAATGCATCGAACTCAGCGGCATTGACCGTGATTTCGGTCGGTGCGCTGATTTTTCCACGATAAATATCGCTGATTGCTCCCATGTTTTCACCTCCCTTCGCAGCGGAGGAAAGAGCAGAGGGCAGCCCTTTGGCTGCCGTGCCCGTATGCTGCTCAGTTGAACTTTTTCAGGAGCATCTCAAGTACTGCCTTGGTGTCTCTATCTGCCGCCTTGATGTCCATCCCACGGTCGTAGTTGAAAACTGTTCTGCCGCCCCGCTCGATCCAAATCTTTGAGGCTCTGCCCTCGTTGTATCCGAATTCGCTGGGTTCCTCAAAATGCTTGACTGCGTATCTGTACGCCTTTCCGTTGTAGGTGATGGTATCCTGAGTCCACATAGTGTTTTCCTCCGCTTTTCTTGTTTTCGGCTCGGTTTCCCTTGCCTTTGTACACATATTACCATAGATTCCTAGATATATCAAGCGGCTATACCAACATAATGTGTGGGGCAATTTTTTTCGATTATTGTACATTACCACCATTCAAAATATACAATTTCATCGGTTTGAAAATCGGTCTCGATGAGTATCTCTTCGAGCTGTTCAATCGCTTTTTTTAGGGTATCAAAGTAAATATCATTGTACTCAACAGCACCGAAAAAATATCCGCCTCCGGTCGGCAGTAGCCTATGAGCAAGCATATTGTCTTCCTGCACCGCTCTGCAGTCGGCAAGAAGTTCTTCAAGCTGATCCTTTGTCAATTTGTAGACTGAACAGTTGGAATCTGCATCGTACCCCGTGTGATCTACAATCCACTTGCGCACTTGATTTGCCTTGCGGAGATATAGTACCTCTGTGTCAGGCAGTTCAGTCTCACCTTGCAGTCTGCGATACATGTACATATCCAATCCCATTTTTGTTTCTTCCTTCCATAAGCTTTTTCTTAAACGTGATAAATTACGATTTAAAAATGAGTCAGAACGCGCCGTGTGGGCGGTTTTCTGCGTGGGGCAAGTTATCCGCAGAAAAGCCGTTAGCCCCCACACGAGCGAATGTGGTGCAAATCAGGGCTTGCTGTTCCTGCCCAGTTCGTATGCACGCTCCAGCATCCGGCTGACCTCCCGCAGGCTGATACCGGGGAAATTATGCTCAGCGTTGGTATCATCGTAGGGATCATCCTTTTCACCGTAGGGTGTCAGACCACCGGCAAATCGGATGCCGTAGGATTCCTCTATTGCAATCTGCTCCAGAGCTTTTCTCGTTTCGTTATCCATGTATGCGCTCCTTTCGGGATGCCGCCCCTCCGAAGAAGGGCGGCTCTTTTTTCAGTCGGCGAAGTTCTCAAGGTAGTCGGTGATCGCTTTTGCAATCTTGTTGTAGTCCGCTGCTGTGGGGTTGTAATTGTACCATTCGCTCTCCCCGCGGTAAGTCCATGCGTGAATCGTGTCTTTGCCTGCCCAGTGGTCGCTGAAGCGGATGACGATCTCGTCGATCTTGCCCTCGTTGCGGTTCAGGATCGTGATTCGAATCGCAGGGTAGTTTTCTGCAACCCCAAGTGTTGTGAAGGCTGCCTTCACCGTCGTGGTTTCCGTCAGGCGGGCAATGCAGGCTCTGCCGACCAACTTGGGGTTCTTCAGCAGGCTGACCTTTGCGGTCATTTTCTTCAGTTCGGTTTCAAAAAAGTTCATGGTGTTTTCCTCCGTTTTGTGTATTCGGTGCGGTTTCCCGTTCCGTTGTACACATAGTAACTCTTTTCGCTCGATATATCAAGATGGTAAAACAACAGATCAGAAAAGGCGTATTTTCACAGGAATTGTACATATTATGCCTTGCTCACAAACGCGCACAGTTGCGCCGTGTGGGGCTTGCAGCGCCGGGGCATCCGTATACGTTTCTCCCTGCATCCCCGCCACAGGGCGGCGCTGTGCCGCCCCGGTGGGGCGACCGGCTCATCTGCCGGTCATCCATTCCCATTCGCTTTCGCAGGCGTCTGCGTACTCTGCCTCGAAAAGGGCGTCGTCATCGATCCATTCGGTTTCGTAGTCGATTTCCTCGATGCCCTCGAAGGTCGTGCCGTTTGCAGCGGCGTCTTCCTGTGCAAGGCTGTCGGCGTTCTCCTCGACCCATGCTCTGAAGTCCTCTGCGTTAAGGTCGTCTTCGTTCTCGACCTCCAGTTCGTAGCCTTCCTCCTCGGTGTCGTACCAAAGGATCGTGGCGCTTCTGATTGCCTCGCGTGCGTTCCAGTCATCTCTTCCTGCCATTGCTCTTGCCTTTGCCAATCCGTAGCTGATCATTGTTTTTTCCTCCGCTTTTCGTTGTTTCGGTGGGCTTTGCCCTTCCGTTGTGTACATAGTAACTCTTTTAGCAAAATTTATCAAGCGGCTAAATGTACAGAAGAAAAACGGCGAATTTCCGCAGGAATTGTACATATTATGACGGGCAAAAAATGCACCGGAAACTGATACGGAGATGGGGCAGAACCGCAGCTCTGCCCCTGTTGCTTTACTCTACGATGTGGAGTACCACCATGCCGTTGGGTGTCGGGATGAAGATCTCAGGCTCCCAGAAAAGTGCCTTGTACTTTTCAGCCTGTTCATCGGTCAGCCCGGTAAAATCCTCGACCCCGAGTCCGCAGACGAAGAAGGTGCCTTTGATCGGACCGTATTTTTCGACTGTCCTGTTCCATTGCAGTCCCTCAATGAAAAGGCCCTCCTCGTTGCACACTACTGCGACCTCCTCCTCGAAGGGGTACAGCGCCTGAATGTATCCGCCGACCTCTTTCTGCAGGTTCTCCAGCGTGTGTTCGATCTCCTTGACGTAGGGGTGCTTGCCGGGTTCGCATACCAGAATTTTCATGTAGATTCGCTCCTTTGTTTTGATTCCGCTTCGCTTGCGGTATGCACATATTACCGCCTTTTCGAGGAAAAGTCCACGCCTTTCCGCAAAATAAATGTGACAAACATGAGCCGATTATTCAGGCGGAATTGTACATCGCACAGAACGCGCACAAACGCGCTGTGTGGGGCGGTTTTCCGCAGGGGCAAGTTATCCGCTGCCGCCATGAAAAGCCCCACACAAGCGAACGTGGCTCAGGTGTGCGTGATCAGCCGTATTCTTTCAGGTAAGAATTCACCCGGTCGCCGTATCCCATCTCGGTAAGCTCCTGCGGTTCAAAAACCTCCAGAAGCGTTTCCATCACGTCACGCTCCGTCCATGCTCCGCTCTCGGGCAGATTGGCGATGACTGCCGTCAGCATTTCAAGCTGTGTGTATGTATCCATGTTTTTCCTCCTGTTCGGCATGCGCCCTTCCGTATTTCAGGAAGGGCAGCGCCGGTTTTTTTTACTTGCTCTTGCGTCCTGCCTCGTAGGCGTCCTTGAGGGCGGCTTCCAGTCCCCAGACCGGAATCTCGATGAAGTCCTCGCTGTCGCAGTGGCGGGCTTCAAGGTCTCCGCGCTCCTGCACTGTGACCATGTGCTTGGCTGCGATTTCAAAGAGCTTCTTGTCAATGCCCGTCAGCGGATGCTCGGCTCTGAAGATCTCCTGCTCGGTCTTGGCGAGGGCTGCGTTGGTGTTCGCAAGTGCCTGCGCCCGGCTGATTCCGAAAAGCTCAAGGCAGTCTGCTTCGGTCATTCCCTCAAGGGCTGCCTTGCCGTTCTGCAGCATCTTCAGCTTGTCAACTGCGGCTTTCATTTCCTTCTTTGTCATGGTGGTGTACCTCCGTTTTTTGTTTTCGGCGGGCTGTCTGCCCTTCCGTTGTGTCACATATTACCATGATCTCTCCCGGAATGCAAGCGGCTAAATGTACAGAACAAAATCGGCGTATTTTCGCAGGAATTGTTCACATGACACTATGTACGGGAACAGCCCCGAAGGGCTGAAGATCAGCCCTCGGTCGGCGGGATCCATGCCCCCTTTTTCTCATCGAAAAGGTAGTAGTAAGGGATGCCCCAGTAATCGCTCATCAGGGAAACAATGCTCTTGTGGGTGACTGCCGGGCTCATCGGCTCTTTGCGGTCTCGGTGGTAGGCTACCGTCACGCCCTCGGCAGGTTTCTCAAAGCTGTGCGGCTCATCGGCATCTGGTGCGATGCGTTCGCCGAGGCTGCTGATGTCTCCGAGCGCAAGCAGCGCCCGTACCTTTTCGGCGGTGTCGTAGTGCCCGGTGAGGATCGGCATCTGATGCTCGGGGTAGCCGTCCCAGTGGCAGTAGATCGTTTCCGTTGTCTCGTCCTCGTGCAGGATCCCGATTCTTGAATTCGTGCTCATGTATTTTTCCTCCGTTTTCGTTATTCGGTCGGCTCTCTGCCTTCCGTTGTGTCACATATTACCGTCTTATGCAAAATAAATCAAGCGGCTGAATGTACAGATCATTTCGGGCGTATCTGCGCGGTTTCTTGTACATAATGCTTCACAGGGAACAGCCCCCGAAGGGGCTGTATCCGATCGCGGTTTATCCGAAAAGGTCTGCGCCGAACATCTCTGCGTTCATTCTGCGCTGTGCCATCAGGAAAGCACCGCCGTAGCTCTTGCAGTGCTTTTCGTAGCCGTCCGCATCCATTTCCCTGAGAAGGTCATCCGGAAATTCATAAAGCGGGTAGCGGCAGAATCCGCTGTATCCGTAGACCGGCTCTCCGAAGCGTTCGTACTGCTTTGCGCCGATGCTCTGCAGGAATTCCTCCGCGGTCGGATTGTTGTTGGTGTCGATGAAGGCGCAGTTGCGCGGGATCAGCGTACCGTTCCCGATGCTGCTGCCGATGTTGACCGAAAGCACCACATCGAACTCGTCAGCCTCTGCGGTCGCGGTGATCGCCATGACCATCGGGTCGGAAGCGTAATCTGCGATGCGGAAGCGCACCCTGAATCCGTTCATGTTGTAGTCTGCCATTTTCGTATCCTCCAAAAGAATGTAATTCCGAGGTTTTCCCTTCGGTAGCGACATTATAACTCTGTTTCCGCATAATAGCAACCCGATAAATGTACAGATCATATCGGGCTTATCTTCGCGGTTTATTGTACACATAATCATTTCGGAAGGCAGCCCCCGGAGGGGCTGCGCCGGTTCCGTCAGACCTTCAGTTCAGCTTCGGTCATCAGCCTGAAGTTTTTGTCCTGCCAGAAGGAAATGTAAACATCGTAGCGTACATCCCATTCGCTTTCGTAGTATTCGTCTGCTTCCTCATCGTATTCCTCACTGGTCTCGGTCTCCGTGTAGCTGTAAACTTCTCTCTGTTCAAAGCCCTCGCCCCAGCCGTCGCTGTACTGTCCGCTGAGGTATTCCTTCAGCTGTGCGGTGTCTTCGTCTGTCCAGTCATCGTCCACCTCGCAGGTTGCCAGTCCGTAAAGCCGTTTGCCGTACCACTCGGCGCTCATCGTGACCTTGTGCAGTTTCTTGTAGTAGGTTGCACCGTGGTAGTCGTCGGCGTAATCGGCAAGGTCGGTATCGTCGTTCTCGAGCGCCTCGAACAGCTCTGCGGCGTACTCCTCGGCGGGTGCGGTGAAGCAGTTGCTCTCGCTTGCGATCTGGGCGATTAGCGGATTGTAGATCTTCAGGGTTTTCATGGTGGTTTCCTCCGTGTTCTGTATTTCGGCGGGCTTTCCGCCCTTCCGTTGTGTCACATATTACCGCCTTTTGCCTGAAAAGTCCACGCCTATGTGCAAAATAAAACGTAGAAGAATCGCCGTTATCAGCGGTATGAACAGGTACATATACACAAGCCGCCGGAACGCGCACAAACGCGCCGTGTCGCGACCGGAATCCGCCCAACAAACAAGCGGCGCAGAGCCGTAAAGCCCCACACCGCCCGCTGTGCGCCCCTTATTCGGGAATGTACTTGTCGTGGATGATTCCGAGGATCTTGTCCTGCTCCTCGATGCTGATGCCCATCGTTTCGAGGGCTTCCCGTGTTCCGCAGTCGGGGCAGATGAGCGTGTTGTTGTCGCTGCGGGAAAGGGCCGGGCGCTCGGTGTAGGTGCGTCCGCATTTCGGACATGTGCGTGCTTCGGTTACTCGTTCTTTCATTTGGATTCCTCCTATGTAGTTGTGGTGTGCCGCCCGAAGGCGGCGGTTGGTCATTCATCGATTCGCTCTGTGTGGCTGAGGATCTCTTCGGCGCTGCCGGATTCTGCGTATCCGCAGTCCCAGATCGCGAGGAGCATCTCCTCTTCGGTTTCGGGAACCTTGATGCTGTAGGTAATCTTCCTTGCTCCGATGTCGTTCAGCATCTTGGTGGTGGTTTCGAGGAAGTCGGCGGGGATTTCTCTGGTCGTGCCGTCCTTTGCAATCAGGCGTACTCCGTGGCGGCGCAGGCTTTCAATATGTTCTTTGCTTGTCATGTTCAGGACTCCTTTGCGATGTTTTCCTTTCGGTAGTGACATATTAACTCTTTACTCGAAAAATAGCAACCCGGTAAATGTACAGATCATTCAGGGCGATTCTGCACGGTTTGTTGTTCATTTTATGCTTTGCACACGTTTGCGCCGTGTCGCGTTGTGTGGCGCGGTTGACTGAGGTGGGATACCGAATCGGAGGATACCCCTTCCGCCCCACACGGGGCAACGTGGGCGCTGTGTGTGCGCCCGTGCCGTTCCGCTTGTTCCTGCGCCCCGAAGGGCAGGCCTTAAGGTCTGCCGAATCGGAAGGCTGCGTTGCCCGTCAGGTTTTCGGTAAGGGTCTCTCTGGCTGTTGCGAACTCGTCGCCAATGAAGCCCATTCTCATCAGCCAGGTTCTCATTGCGAAAACCTTGTTTTCTTTCTGCTGTTCCTTGGGGCTTGCACTTCTGAGGTCCTTTGCCATCTGGCTCATTGCGAGGCAAAGCTGAATGTAGCTCTTGAGCTTGCCTGCGTGGAGGCCGTTCTGCTTGCCGTTCGCGGGCGGTGCAAATTGGAAAAGTCTGAACTCGACCGTGCCCTTTGTAAAGGTGGCGTGCAGGTTGAGCATGTGGTAGCGGCTGTCGTTGTAGTGGTGGGTTCTGCCGTAGGTGCATCCCTGTGCGCCGTACCAGATGTCTGCAAGCTGTGCCATCGTGCGGGGCTTTTTGCGGTTGAGCTGGTCGAGGAATCTCGGGTCGACCGTTCTGCAGTAGCGGTTCATTCTGCTGTGGTCTACCTTGATTGCTTCGGCAATCAGGGTTTCGTGGCTCGCCATGATGTTTGCGAGGTTTCTGAGGCTTTGCGGTGTGTGCCCCTGCGCTCCGATGTGAATGTGAACTCCGCATCCTCTTGTGTAGTCGCTCTTTGCGCCTGCCTTGCGAAGGCGTCTGATCAGCTCCTGCAGGGTTTCGATGTCTGCGTAGTGCAGGATCGGTGTGACCAGTTCGCACTTTTCGCTGTCCGGACCGCTGATGCTGCAGTCGCGCTGGAACTTCCACTCTCTGCCCTGTGCGTCCCAGGCGCTGTAGGTTTCGTAGCCGTTGCGGCTGCCTGTGTACTCGCTGCGGTTTGTGCCGAAGAACTCGGCGGCAAGCTTTGCGGCAGCCTTGCGGGTGATGTTGTTCATCTCAACCTCGACCCCAATGGTCTGCTCCTTCATTCTGTTGATCTGCTGTGCGGTTTTCTCAGTCATTTTTGTATCCTCCGTTTCGGTTTTCGGAAGGCTGTGTGCCTTTCGTTGTGTCACATATTACCGTCTTTGGGAGGAAATAGCAAGCCGCTAAATGTACAGATCATTCGAGTGTATTTTTCCCGAATCTCTGGTGATTTTACATACTTAAAAGACTTGCATTTTTATGGTATACTTGGGTACGATGGAATAGGATCTCTCATTTTCGGGACCCCCGAGGTGGTATATAATCAGCGGTCGGAAGGCAGGGACACAGCCCTGCCAATCAGCCGCTTTTCTTATCGGTACAGATGCCTTGTGCTTCGCTCGTAGGCTTCGTAGAGAAATTCGGGATCGAAGCCGAATGAACGGTAGCCGAGCACGCAAGTCCAGAAATATCTTGGTGTCGGTTCGCCGAGTCTGCGTTTCTCCTGCATGATGTACACAAAGCTGTTCGTCTGCACCGTTCTTCCGCTTTTTGTTCTGCGCACCGGGAGGCTGATCTCTTTCTTATAGTAGCAAACCGGGCAGCCCTCGTAGCGGTCGAGCATTCGCTCGTGCTCCGCAGTGACCTCCCAGACTGCGACCGGAACAACACCGTCTGCCTTCGGCTCGATGGTCAGGTAAAATCCGGTCTTGCTGCCTTTGAACAGCAGCTCGTAGCCTTCCAGCAGTGCAGTCCCGACCACTTTTGCGCCTGGGCATCGCATCTGCATCTGCTTGCGGTTCAGATTGCTTCCGTATGCGAGGTAGTATCTCTTTTTGCTCATGTTATCGTCCTCCGTTCGGGTATTTGGCGGCATCCGCCTCCGTTGTGTCACATATTACCATACCCTTCGGAGCTTATCAAGCGGGTGAATGTACAGATCATAATGCCTGTTTTTCGCTGATTGTTGTACAAATTATGCCTTGCCGTAAATCGCGCAAAAACGCGCCGTGTGGGGCAGAAACCGAAACGGAGTAACTGTCGGAGGAAACCCTGCAAAGCCCCACACGGACGAACTTGGGCGGTCTGTGCGCGTTCAGCGGACCGTCAGGGATTCCTTCCGTGCCTGTTCCAGAACTGCGGTGTCCAGCCCGTTCATTTCGTAGCCCTTGCGGATCACATCGTAATAAAAGGGGCTGGGCGGTGCGATGCCTTTGCTGTTCATGATGTAGACCATCGCATCGACTGTCTTGCCGTTCAGCTCGACCTGCACGGTCTCTCTGCGGTACAGCTGCGGGTAGCCTTCGTATCGGTCAAGCGGGATCTCATCGGCGGGCTTAATATCCCAGAGCAGAACGGGAACGCTGCTATCGGGATCGGGCTCAATGGTCGCCACGCCGTTGAACACCAGACGGTAGCCGTGAAGCGTACTCGTTCCGAGTACTTCCGCTGTGCGGCAGCGGAACTGCATCTGCCCGATATGAAGATTCGAGCCGTATGCTAAGTAGATCATGTTTTTTCTGCCTCCTTTATAATGGTGAAACTGTCTGCGCCTTCGATCAGTGAAAGCGTCCTGCCATTCTCCCAGACCATGTGGATGTTGCCGGCATCATCAACGTGCTGAACCTCGCCGACTGTTCCGTCCGGAATCGGTGCATACGGGTCATCCATATGATTCAGGCGGATCTTTGTGCCTGCCGGGTAACGCTCACGCAGCGCCTGAAGCTGTCTTTCATTCGGAAACTTCATCGTTTTCTTCCTCCTCGTTATTCTGAGCATCACGCTTTGCCTTCTGCTTTGCTTCCCAGCGCTCACGCTCCGCATCGTTGCGGAATGCAGTATGGCCGGAAAGGTTCTCCAGCAGGCGCTTGCGGTCTGCCTTGCAGTCCTTTCCGTTCAGCCCGAGGCGGATCAGCCAGACGCGGAGTGAGTATTTCTCGTTGCTGTCATCGACATCCTTTGCCTGCACACGCTGCTGCGTCAGTGCCATATTGTTCATTGCTCCGGCAAGCTTCATGAAGGTCTGCACATGGTCAGCATCTGCCGCCTGACCGAATCCGTCAAAGGTGAGTTTGTCGCTGTCAAAGGAGATGCCGGTCAGCGGCGGATTCGTTTCATCCCACTCTCTGATAAAGGCGATCAGTTCGTGGGCGCTGCGGAATTCGTGCTTGCCGATCTCATCAGCAAGGCTCTTGTCTGCGGAGAAGTTTCCGCCGGTTGCCTTGCTGATCAGCGGACCGCGGGAATGAATCATGCAGATGAGGTTTGTAAGGCTCTGCACCGTGTGGTCGGAAAGCGGAAAGCTGATGCTTGCATCCAGCGGAAATCCGCTATTCGGTTCCGGCTCTGCATTGGTTTCCTCCGGCTCATCTGCTTCTGCTGCATCCGTTCCATCCGGCGGTGTGACTGTTTCGCTGGTGTAGCCCGCTTCTGCAAGTCCGTCCAGCACCTTCTCCACGATCTCGGTGTCGCTGCGGTCGCTGAAGCTGAGAACTGCATCCTTGCTCAGTGTGAAGATGTCAATCTCGTAAGCGCAGCTCGGAACGCCGAGGTATACTGCCTCTGCTCCGGTCAGCTCTGCGATTTTCTGTGCCAGTGCCTTACGCTGGCTCTTTTCGATATTGTACTTGATTTCCATATTAAAACCTCCGTTTTCATCACCGCCCCTTGCGCCCTGTGCGCTTGTGCTGCGGCGTTTTCGTAGTCACATATTACCGTCTTTTTCCCCGGAATGCAAGACTGTAAAACGGAGAATGTACAGGGAAGATATCCGCTTGTATTTGTGCATATCACGGATACCTTCCGAAGAACTGCTTACTTAGTATCAGTCTGTTCACAATTTGCTGCATGGGGCTTAGAATTCTGCGCCGCCCATGCGATGCCGGAAAGCACGAAATAAGTGCAAGGCAGAGCCACGCCGTTGCCCCACAGCTTGTACTCTGCGGAATCGGTGTACGGGTCAGCCAGCCATTTTCGGATCTGCTTTTCCGTTTTCGGTTTTCCCTTGGGATTGGTGACCTGCCGCCATGTTTCCCAGACCTCAGACCAGAATGCAATATCCGCATCGGTCGGTTCGAGAATCGCAAGGTCGGCGCACCACCAGTCCGGGAATCCCTGCAAGCGGGCGCACTCCACCGGAGTCAGGCGGCGGACGATATACACCGGCTCGTCATTCGGAAGGTCGTTCACAAGCGGAGGATCCTTCCAGTCGGATGCGACCAGCGTATTAGCCTGTTCATGCGCCGCAACCGTATGGTGTGAATTCTTGCTTGTGCAATAATGGTCTGCCGGTGCTGCAACCGTTGCAGGTCCTCTCGCAACTGCCGTGACGGATACATCTTCCGAAACGGCGAAATGATTGTCGCGGGATATTGTGAAGGACGGTTCCGGCGCAGCGACTGCGTGTCGGTCTGTCGTATTCAGCGTAAAACACACATCCTCGTTGATGCCGTCACCCTGCGGACCGTTTTCATCAGCGCGTCCGATCATCGAGCCTTGCAGCGAATATGTCTCCGGAGCCACAACGGCAATGCCACCGTGATTGCTGTCCGGGTTTGCCTCGCTTGTATCAAGGCATCGGGAGATCTCCGTCGTATAACAATGCCCACGAGCATTTTTCGTGCCGTCCGATGTAAAACGCACATCAAAAGTCTCCGGCGCAGGTGCTACCACGCAGATGCCGCCCTGATTGGATGTCACAGAATTGCCGCCGCTCTGATCGAGCGTCCTGCTTGTGGTCGCTTCATAGAATCCGCTGTGCGGATTATCCGACATCATCGCATTGGAATGCTTGCTGCATACACCGAAAGCTTTGACTTCCGGCTGAAAAAGCGTCTGATCGTTGTGTGTTCCGAGTGTCGCGGACATATCCCTCTGCCAGAGTGCGCCCTTTCCGCCCCCCTCGCAGCCTGACCTGATTTTCAGCGTAACGGGTTCTGCCACAAGCGGTACATTGTTGCCGCCCGTGCCGGCTCTGCTGCAAAGCGTCTGACAGGTGTCATCTTCACGGATCTTCACCCGACCGTCTGTCGGATGATTCTCCACGGAGAGTGCTGCCGGAACGACACCGGCTCTCAGTGTGGGAGATACCTCTTCCTCATAGCCGATGCTCCTGGCTTTTGCACTGTGTTCCGTGGAAAAGCCTGCTGCAAGAACGGCGGGATGATTGCCGTGATCCTGTGCGACCAGTGCGAGCGCCTTGTCCTCTGTGATACCGACACCGGAAGTACCCTGACAGTTTACGCAGAGGGTTCCACCTCCAGTGTCAGACCGCCCGCCTGTCTCTCCAGCGCCTTCTTCAGCACCTCCGGCAGCTCCTTGCCACGCACGGAAGCCCTGCGGAGTATACCCAGACACGCCTTCGGACTTAAATAATACTTCTCCGGCACTTCCGCCAGCAAGATCTGCGACAAGGTAGATTCTTGCCCTTCGCTGGGGCACACCCCAGTATTGAGCGTCGAAAACTCGGTAAGCCACGCTCCATCCGTCTCCCAGATATACGTCTGATTTTGGCCATCGGTGATTTTCAGGCGAAGGCACCTCGATCCCTTCTTCTTTAATTCCGATAACTGCTTCGAGGACAGCTTTGAAATCGTCTCCTCCGTGGGAGGAGAAGGCGCCGGGAACATTCTCCCAGACGCAGTATCGCGGATATCGTCCATTTGTTGCATCCCTCATTTCTTTGATGATACGGATCGCCTGAAAGAACAGGTTTGACCGGTCACCGTCATGGATTCCGGCACGTTTGCCGGCGATCGACAGATCCTGACACGGACTGCCGAAGGTAATGATATCCACCGGCGGCAGCTCTGCGCCGCTGAGTCTGGATACATCACCGTAATGCTTCACGCCCGGAAGCCGCTTGTGGGTAACAAGCACCGGGAACGGTTCAATTTCACTGCTCCACTTCGGCTCGATCCCTGCGAGGATGCCGCCAAGCGGAAAGCCCCCGGAGCCGTCAAACAGACTGCCGAGGGTCATTTTTGTATTATCCATCATCCGCCTCCTTTGCGTTCCTGCACAGGGCAAGAAAATCTTCTCGTATTTGTTCCTTGTAGGCTTCAGCAACCGCAGGGATCTCGTGTGAATACACCGGTCTGCCGATGAAACCGGAGAGATAATTGTACAGATATTTCAAGTCGCTGCCCTTCAGCATTGCGAACCCTGTGTATGCTGTCACGATGGCGCATTCATGTTTTGTCATCCCGCACCTCCGAGCATATGCTCACAGGCTTTGGCATAGAAATCCCTGCTGACCTCAAAGCCGTAGCTGTGTCTGCCAAGCTCCCGTGCCGCACGCAGTGTTGAGCCGGAACCGGCGCAAGGGTCGATGACCACATCGCCCTCATCTGTAAATATCCCGATCAGGCGTTTCAGCAGATTCACCGGCTTCTGGCTCGGATGTATCTTCGGGATATCCTTGCCGTCACGAACCCAGTCAAAATGGTCAAAGATCATGTGCCGCTTGCCGTCTGCATCGATGTTGCGGAACTTCGGCAGCTTGCCGCGATACAGCACCAGTGCGTATTCCGTTGCCCCCACGATCCTCATGTTTGCCTTCAGCACCTGCGGACTGTAATTCTTCATAAAGCACAAAAACTGGTAGTGCTTGAAGCCGTATTTCTCCGCCTGCCGGATGACCTCGGGTATCTGCTGAAAGGCACAGAACACGATCATGCAGGGAGCGTCCTTTTCACCTTTGGACGGCTCCTTTTTGAGCAGTCGGTTGCAGAATGCGAAATACTCAGCGATGTTGAACGAGTAGTCGGTGTGGAATGCCGCCTTGTGCGCTTTGCTGCTTTCGCCGTTCTGATTGTCACCGTCCACATACCAGTCGGGGCGGCTGGCGTAAAAGTCGCCGCCAATGTTATACGGAATATCTGCAATGACCAACTGCGCCCTCGGAATGCTGTAGCCCTTGTAATTCTGAAAGTTATCGTGTATGAGAACGCATTTTACATCACTCAACAGCATCACCGTCCTGCGGCATTGCTGCGACCGCTTCCTCGTATGACAGCTTCTGTCCGTCACGGAGAACATAGGCGACCTCGGCGGTCTGCTTCTCCCGGCACCATGCGAGGTACCGTTTCACGATGACATCCACGAACTTCGGGTCAAGTTCGATGCCGCGGCAGACACGATCCGTCTCACAGCAAGCGATCAGCGTGGAGCCGGAGCCGAGGAACGGATCGAGGACGATGCCGTTTGTCATGGTGCTGTTCTTGATCGGGTACGCCATCAGCGGGATGGGCTTAGTGGTCGGATGGTCGGGGCTGCTTTTCGGCTTGTCATATTCCCAGACAGTCGTCTGCTTGCGGTCTGCATACCACTGGTGCTTGCCCTTCTGCTTCCAGCCGAACAGGCACGGCTCATGGATCCACTGATAGGGACTTCTGCCGAGGACGAGAGAATTCTTCTTCCAGATACAGCAGCCCGAAAGCTGGAATCCTGCATCTTTGAATGCCTTGCGGAAATTGAGCCCCTCGGTGTCGGCGTGCCATACATAGATGCTGCCGTCATCGGCAAGACTGTCATACATACACTTATAGGCAGAGAGCAGAAAGTTATAAAAATCGCTGTCGCTCATGTTGTCGTTCATGATCTTGCCTGCGGTCTCCTCAACGTCCACATTGTAAGGGGGATCCGTCAGGACGAGGTTTGCTTTCTGTCCGTCCATCAGCTTTGTGTATGTCTCCGTAACTGTGCTGTCACCGCAGATCACACGATGCCTGCCGAGAATCCAGATATCTCCTGATTTGGAGAAGGTCGGTTTCTGAAGCTCCTCCTCCACATCGAAGCTGTCCTCTTTGACCTGCTTATCGTGTACCTGATTGAAAAGCTGCTCGATCTCCGGCGGATCAAAGCCGGTCTTGCCAAGGTCGAAATCGCTGCTCTGAATATCCTCCAGAAGTTCAGCGAGAAGGTTCTCGTCCCATGCGCCCGTGATCTTGTTGAGCGCAATGTTCAGCGCCTTCTCACGGACCTTGTCGATGTCCACCACAGCGCACGGCACTTCCGTGTATCCGAGCGACATCGCCACGGTCAGTCGCTGATGTCCGCCGATGATCGTCATGTCGGCGTTGACAACAAGCGGGTCGGCAAAGCCGAATTCCTCGATGCTGTTTTTGATCTTCTCGTATTCCTTATCGCCGGGCTTCAGCTTTTTTCGCGGATTATATTCCGCAGGCTTCAGCTCCGAGACAGGGATCATGCGAAGTTCTGCTGTTTTCATCTCATTCCTCCCGTATATACATCTGCCGCAGCTCTGCGGCTCTTTTTGCGTTCGCATCCTTCAGTACCGTGACCTCACGGAGCGTTTCTTCACTCAGCAGCTTGCCCTTCAGCTTTTCGGCAAGCGTGCGGTATTTGCGGATACTCCGGCGGAGAGCGGCATCGGTCACAGACACGATATACGCCTTGCCGCAGTAGTCGCAGTTGAAGAAGCTGTATTCGATCTCGCCCTCACGCTGCGTTTTCGGCTCCGGCACAAAGGCACAGCCGCAGGCATCGCAGCGGACATTCTGTTTTGTCATATCGGTCTGCCTCCTTTGAGTCTGAGTATCCGCTGATTGCGGCTGCCGCGGAACTGAAGCGAGATATCCTTCTCCTCAAGCAGGAACGGCCCGTCCACCAGAACATCCACATACTGCAGGATCTCAGAGCCCTGCATCATCTCGTAAGTGTATCCGGAGAACAGCCAGGTGTCCGAATTCGGACACTCCATCTTTACCCGTTTCAGAAACGGTATCAGCACACGCTCGTTTTCTTCCTCGCATGGTTCACCGCCGAGAACAGAAAGCCCCTGTATCCAAGAAGGACGCAGGGCTTCGATGATCTCATCTTCTGTTTCTTTCGTGAAGGGCTTCCCATAACTGAAATCCCATGCTTCCGGGTTGTGGCAGCCTTTGCAGTGATTCCGGCATCCGGATACAAACAGCGACACACGGACACCGTCACCGTTTGCGATATCGTTTTTATTCAGACCGCAGTAATTCACAGGTGCATCACCCTGTCCTTTATTTCGGCAGTTCGCCCCTGATTCCAGAACTGCGTTCCAAGGTAACCGCAGGTGCGGCGGCATACATTCAGTGTCCGCTGATCGCAGTTGCCGCAGTTCGGGCATTCCCAGATCAGCTTGCCGTCCTCCTCGGTGATCTGTATCTCACCGTCATAGCCGCAGGCCTGACAGTAATCGGATTTCGTGTTCAGCTCGGCATACAGGATCGTTTCATAGATATGCCGCATCAGCGCCAGCACCGCAGGGATGTTGTTCTGCAGATTCGGTACTTCCACATAGGAGATCGCTCCACCCGGAGAAAGCGCCTGGAATTCAGCCTCAAAGGTCAGCTTTGAAAACGCATCGATCGGCTCGGTGACATGAACATGATAGCTATTGGTGATATAGCTCTTGTCCGTCACATGAGGAATGATGCCGTGCCTGCGCTGGAGGCACTGAGCGAATTTATAGGTGACGCTCTCCATCGGCGTTCCGTACAATGAGAAGCTGATGTTTGTCTCGGTTCTCCATTTGCTGCATTTGTCGTTCAGGAATCGCATGACCTTCAGTGCAAATATTTTTCCGTCCGGCTCTGTATGCGAACAGCCTGTCATCCGGTAGGTCATTTCCGCAATGCCAGCATAGCCGAGGGAGATGGTGCTGTAATTGTTATACAGCAGGTTGTCAATGACCTCGCCATCCTTCAGCCTTGCCAGTGCGCCGTTCTGCCAGAGGATCGGTGCAACATCGGACGGCGTTCCTTTCAGGCGGTCGTGCCTGCACATGAGAGCCTTACGGCACAGTTCGCAGCGTTCATTCAGAAGCTGCCAGAACTTATTCTTGTCACCGCCTGCGCTGCAAGCGACATCCACAAGGTTGATGGTTACAACACCCTGATTGAAACGCCCGTAATACTTGTGACCGTCCGAAGGCGTGAGAAAACTTCGACAGCCCATGCAGGCATACACATCGCCCTTCAGCTGTTTCATCACCTTGGCGGAGATATAGTCGGGAACAATGCGCTTTGCCGTACACTTGGCGGCAAGCTCAGTCAGGTAGTAATATTTTGTTCCGAGTTGGATATTGTCTTCATCGAGAACATAGATCAGTTTCGGGAATGCCGGTGTGATCCAGACACCCTTTTCGTTTTTCACACCTTCGATACGCTGAAGCAGCGTTTCTTCGATGATGAGCGCTAGGTCATCTCTGGTCTGTCCTTCCGGCACTTCGTCCAGATACATGAACACCGTTACGAACGGTGTCTGCCCGTTGGTGGTGAGCAGTGTATTGATCTGGTACTGAATGGTCTGCACGCCGCGTTTGACTTCCCGGCGTACTCGCTTCTCAACGATGTGGCTGATCTCATCTTCAGACAATTTGCAGCCGCAGTCGCAGTTCACATCCTCAAATACTTCAGCTCGTATCTTCTGCCTGCTGACATCCACGAAAGGCGCAAGGTGTGCAAGACTGATCGTCTGACCGCCGTACTGATTCGATGCGACCTGTGCAATGATCTGTGTTGCGATATTGCAGGCGGTCGAAAAGCTGTGCGGCTTTTCGATCATTGTACCGGAAACCACCGTACCGTTCTGCAGCATATCCGCCAGATTCACCAGACAGCAGTTGTGCATCGGCTCTGCGATATAGTCGAGATCGTGAACATGGATGATACCCTCATCATGCGCGGCGATCACATCTGCCGGGAACAAGAAGCGCCGACAGATGTCTCTGCTGACTTCGCCTGCCATATAGTCCCGGAGCGTGCTGTTGATGATCGGGTTCTTGTTGGCGTTCTCCTGTTTTGCCTCCTCATTGTTGCGTTCGAGCAGGCTCAGGATCTTGCCGTCTGTGGTGTTCATTCTGCGCTGATGTTCATGCAGGAGACGATACTCGCTGTAATGCCGTGCAAGTTTGTACGCTTCGGCCTTGTCCAGTTCATCGAGAACCATGTCCTGGACTTCTTCGACATGGACAGGTCTTGCAAGGGTGCTGCAGCGTTTTTCTACATTACCGACAATGAATCCGATCACGGTATCGCTGATCTTGTCATCGACCTCTGCGTTTGCAGCTGTGATCGCTGCTTTTATCTTTTCGCAGTCGTAGGGAACCTCACACCCGTTTCGTTTGATGATCTTCATGTCCCGTCACCCTCGCTCTCTTTTCCTTGTCCTCCTGCATCGGACAGCCGCCGTCATACGGACAGCGTTTGCAGTTGTGGTAGTGGCACTTGCCGTCATGCTTTATGATCGAACTGATCCATATTGCGTGGATCAAGATAATGATCATCATGTAGGTAAGGCTCAGAATCGCTATCAGCATAATATTAATCCTCCATTTCTTTTTTCATAAGGCAATATCGTGTACGGCATCGTCCGGAGCAGAAGCGTTTCCGCCTGCCTGTTTTCGGCTGTATAAGTTTTGCACCGCATATAGGACAGCGTCCGTTCTGCTCACACCAGATCGGATAGTTCAGCCGCGTCAGTTCGCCGGGACCGGCAAGACCGTGCGCTTTACAAAAAAGCTGGACTTGATTGATCTTCAAGCCCAGCTCCTTCGCGATCAGCCTGTAACCGATGCCATGCATCCGCATTGCCCTGATCTGTTCTTTCTGCGTTTCCGTCATATGTTATCACCTCGGAATCGCCGTCGTTTCGCAGTTTACGATATCCACACGGGCTCCGCCAAGACCGCATGATCAAAATGCGGTTTGGTGATAAAAACGTGCTGTTTTCACCTTGTTTTGCGTGAAAAACCGCCGTTTTCCTATCCGCTTTTTAACGAAACACCGTATGTATACCGCTGCCGCAGTTTGATACGGCAAAAATCAGGGAAGCACGGAATTACAAGATTTCCGCAGCGTTTCCCGTGACTTATTGTCGTTTGTAATCTGGCACTATCTGGGTCCCAATAGACCGGGGGCCCTGCAATTTCGCGTTTTTTCACACGAGAGGGGCCGACGGTCTTCTGTTCGGTATCCCGCAGAGATTCCGACCCGCCCCCCGGGGCAGCCCCCAGTCCCCGGCCCCGCCCCGTAGATTCCCCCCTGAGTCGCAGTCAATACTTGTACTCAGGGGTGTGATCCTCATTCCGTGTCTTGATACTGTGGTGTCGGTGACAGAGGCTCTGCCAGTTGCTCTGATCCCAGAAGAGAACGCTGTCTCCTCGGTGCGGTTTGATGTGATCCACATCGGTCGCCTTGACGTAGCGGCCTTGCTTCATGCACTCCACACACAGCGGATGTGTCTCAAGGTAACGCTTGCGGGCTCTGTTCCATGCCGTTCCATAGCCTCGGCTGCCTGCGGAGCGTGTTTCCTCCGGGTGGAGGGCTCGGTGCTTGTCACAGTACTTCGTACCGTAGAGAACGAGCGCTGCACAGCCGGGATGCCGGCACGGTGTGTTCGGTCTGCTTGGCATGATCTCTGCCTCCCTTCTCCGGAGCAGTTATTTTCATTGTGATAGGGGCGGTCAGTCCCGCTTGGTTGATCGTAGGTTTGTGACCGGTCTGAACAACGCCCCTCATATACTGTCGTGGGAGAGGCGATTTGTAAGGGGTGCAATAAAAATATTTTTGAGTTTTTTTATTTCTCCCACGGAAGCCCCTGCTTTCCGAAGTGCCCGTAGGCAGAAACCTTGTTGTAATCCACATCCAACAGACCGAGAGTTTCGATGATGCCTCTCGGTGTGAGGTCGTAGTTCTCACGGACGTACTGGTTGATAAACTCCGCATCCTGATGCTCTGTTCCGAAGGTCTCCACATACACGGACACAGGCTCGGCCACACCGATGGCATATGCGATCTGCACCTCTGCTTTATCCGCATATCCGGCGCTGACGATATCCCGTGCAATTTTTCTCGCTGCATACGCACCGCTGCGGTCAACCTTGGACGGATCCTTGCCGGACATCGCACCGCCGCCGATGTGTCCGATGCCGCCGTAGGTATCGCAGGCGAGTTTGCGTCCGGTCACACCGCAGTCTGCAAAAGAGCTGCCGAGAACGAATCTGCCGGTCGGATTGATCAGTTTCTCAAAGTCAGTATTCAGTCCGTACTCTGTCGCTGTTCTCACCATTAGCTTTTCAATGATCGGTCTGAAATCCTCAACATCCACATCGCGGATATGCTGTACCGAACAGAGGAAGGTCGTGATCCTTCCGCTGTCGTAGTCGAAGCTGACCTGCGCCTTGGCATCGGCTTTCAGCATACGGCAGGGGTACGCTTTCAGCAATACCAGAAATCTGGTTGCGATCACATACGGGATCGGGAGCAGTTCCGGCGTTTCATTGGTCGCATAGCCGTACATCATACCCTGATCGCCTGCGCCGCCGATATTCACACCGAGGGCAATGTCACTGCTCTGGTGATCGACCAGAATCGCAATGTCCAGTTCATCGGCGGAGAAGTCCAGCTTGTAGTCCAGTCCGGCATCGCTGTTCTCCGCGCCACCGTTGTTGATGCGGTCGAACACATCCTGCACGAGCTTTTCGTAATCCGGCTCGTGAGTGCTTGTCAGCTCACCGGCGATGACAAGACAGCGGTTCTTGAAAAGACACTCAATCGCAACACGGCTGCTGCGGTCATGCTGCAAGCAGTCAGTCACGATGGCATCTGAGATCTGGTCACAGATCTTGTCGGGGTGTCCTGCGGATACCTGTTCTGAAGTAATAATTCTCATTTTATTTTTCCTCCTGATCATTTTTCTCAAATACGCACAAGAGCGTACAAAAATCGCCGGATACATCAAGCACGGTTGTTTGTGTCAGTCTCATACCGGGCATTTCGGCAAGTGCATCGTTGATCATCATATCGATGGTTCTGCCACATTCCTTGTTTTCCATAGCTCCCAGAAATACTCGTGATGTTTGCATAGTCTTTTCCTCCTGAATTCTATTTTTGGGTCTGTCTCTCACGGATCTGTACCCCGTGCTTTGCAATACACAAAAGCTGTCAACGGCCGTTTTCGCAAAGATCTTATTCTCTTAAAGTCTTAAAGTGTAATATATATGTTGCTAATGTTGCAGTAGTTTTCTATTATAATAATAAATACACAATAAACATATATAGAGTAACCGATTCTATCTGCAACACCAGCAACACGAATAGGCGTAAGCAACGTAAATGCGGACAAAACGCATATATTTACAGCACATCACACCTTTTACTCTGTTTCACTGATGGGTACGAAGTCATCTTCCGGTTCTTCGCCGACAACCCATATGATATCATTGACCATAGTGGTAGTGCAGGCACCTTCTTCATCTCTGGGTCTCCTGCGCTGATACACAAAGCCGGCCTGTTCCATCTTTTTGCGGAAATTGGCAGCGTTTTCGTACTTGAAGCCGTTTTCGGCGCACCAGTCCTTGTAACGGCTATAAACTGCCTGCGCTCTCAGTTCCTGCCCGATTTCCTTCTTCACACATTGAGAAGTGAACATCATAATACGATCAGACTGCTGACGATATTCCTTTGTTGCATTCTCAACAGAGTCAGGCATATCCAGACCTTCTGTCATATACAGACGAAAGCCCTCAAGACACCAGTTCAGTATACCGGATAAATTTTCGCTTCTGGCAAAGAACGACTTTAGGTCGATGTCACGTTCTTCAGCGGTGAAGTGGCGGTTGAACGGGATTATCTTGATACGGTCAGATTCAAACAGCGTCATATCCGAGATCTGCGGCAGATGGTTGGTATCAATAAACAGCTTGAACTGCGGTTTGAACTCGAAGGAATTCTCACGCAGGAAACGGGCGGTCAGGATATTGTTACCGGTCATCTGCTTGGTAAGGGATGCATCGATCTGCATGGACTTTTCCGGCTCAGAGACATTGACCATTCTTGCGCCGTTCAGACGCGCCACATCCTCGGACGGCCCGGAGGAATCCGCAAAGCCTTTCTTACTGAGCATATCCGGCTTTGCCGTTCTGCCGTACTCACCGAGAATGCGGAGAATGGTTTCCATTGTGGTACCCTTGCCGTTACGGGAAGTAGCACCGTAGAGAATGAACATACATTCAAGTCTTGTGTCACCCGACATTGCATAGCCGATTGCTTTCTGAAGATACCTGATTCTTCCCTTGTCGCCCTCCATGACCTCGTCCATAAAAGACAGCCATCGGTCACAGACGGCATCCGGCACATAGTCAACTTCGGTCATCTTTGTGAGCATATCTGCCGGATCATGTGCTTTGAACTCGCCGGTGAGAAGATTGATCGTTCCGTTGTGGCAGTTAAAGAGAAATTTGTCACGATCAAAGGCAGACATATCAACTGTGACTGCCGGATCGGAAGCGGCGTCCTTTACCATGAGGTCACGGTATTTACGCTGATCCAGTTTCTGCACACGTTCAAGGAATCGTTTTCTGGTATCCTCCGATATAATTCTTGGAACGAAAGCAAGCAGCGTATCACGGAAGTCTTTTGCCATTTCAGCAATCTTGATGTCATGCTGATCGGGACGCCAGACACGGCCGTCATAAATATACCAACGGCCTCTTGTATCGTTCATCAGGATAATGCTGCGGAAGAAATCCACAAACATTCTGCCATTGCCGATCTGGAAGGATTCATAGCGGGGATTGGTATGCGGTGAAAGCTCATCGACCGTTGTAGAGAGAAAACGGTAATCAGGTGTAAAGGTGTATCCCTCTCGCTCCCTGCGATCACGCTCTTCCTGAATCGTGCTTGCATCGAGATCTGTAAAGTCGAGAAGAACATCGTCCTCATCAGGCAAGCCGCTAACAGGACGATAGATCTCAGAGCATGAGGATACAGCGTTCCGGATCGTGATCTCGCCATAGGTTGCATCGCCGGTTCGTCTGTCCCATTTGTCACGCATCAAGCCGCTGCTGCGGAAGATACGGTCGATTTGTTCTTCTACGCAGCCGCACCAAAAGCAGAGCATAGACACAAACGCCATGTCTGCATCTGACTGAGAGTCGTATCCTTCCTCCCATCTGCCGTCATAGAGAGCCTTGAACTTATCACCGGATTTGGATTCCGATGCGTGTTTAATGACCTGTTCATCCGTGAAATATGACACAGGATTGCCTTTGAAAGCGGATGCGGCGCGGGTGCTGCGCTTCATGAACGTATCAAGAGCCGTTTTGAGCGCATCATCGTCACGTTCTACAGTTCCTTCCCGGAACATATCTCCGGTCACAGTGACAAAGCGGTTAGTCGTTCCCGGCAGATAGACCTCCAGACCGTGCTTGCGGTTGTTGATGTAGTACACGGTCTTGTCATAAGCAAAGTCAGGAGAGAGCTTGAAAAAGCCGCGCAGTCCCGTGCCGGAGGGAGAACGTTCAAAATAAGCAGTTGAGAAGATACCGAGAATGGAAGCCGCCACATCGTTCAGGCTTCCGTCCTCACGGATACAGTGGTCAATATCAATGGCACCGATGCCCTCGCTGACACGATAACCGATGCCGTCCCAGCCACCGATCGCATATGCCTTCATAGCGGTCTTGAAGTCGGCGAAGGTGGACGGATCGTTGGTCTTTGCCATTGCTCCGGTCTTCGGGTTGTACGGCACCTTAGTCGGTCTGCCACTGCGCTTCTCAAGCTTCCATACGCAGAAGGATGCATTGTGTTTCAGTGCATCCGGGATATTTACAAAATTTACAGGCATTCGGGATGTCTCCTTTCAAGGAAAAGCTGTGCAATGACAGCGGTTTCAATACGGTTCATCGCATCGGCATCCGAGATATGCCCTGCATAGCTGCGGAGCGCATGCTTGCTGACAGTCGTAAGCTGCTCCGCAAGGATCATGGACGGATCCAGATGCTGATGAATATCGGAAATACTGTCGGGGAACAGATGCGTATGGCACGGCAGCTCCGGCTTTTTCAAGTGCCGCGTCATGGGAATGATATTGACCGTGTCGGCGTGCGCATTGCCCATATCATTCGAGAGAATGATCACAGGACGAATGCCGCCCTGCACGCTGGAATCCGGATGACTGCCGAGATCCGCAAACCAGATGTCGCCGCGCTGCGGTTTGTGTTCAGCTGTGTGATGCTGCACCGGCGCAGTGATATATTTTCTCGGATCGAAACCGAGCCCTCTGTGGTATTCTGTTTTCAGGCGTTTGTTCTTACGCGCCATAGTTTTCACCTCCGTGGTCTGCGGCGTAACCGAATTGTCGCCGCTTTGCCGTCCTTCTGTCGTCAAATGACAGAAGATCATACAGTCTGTATATTGTTACAATCTTGCCTTGACTGCGGCGATCAGTTTCTCCTGTGTTACATCCTTATTGGCGAGAGCAGCAAGCACATCTTCATCGACAGTGTCTTTTGTTACGATATGATGGATCGTGACAGTGTGCTGCTGTCCTTGTCTCCAAAGGCGGGCATTTGTTTGCTGATACAGTTCCAGACTCCATGTCAGCCCGAACCATATCATAATGTGACCGCCGGACTGAATATTCAGTCCGTGTCCTGCCGAAGCCGGATGTATGAGAGCAACAGCAATCTTTCCGGCGTTCCAGTCAGTGATGTCAGATGAATCCTTGATATCCCTCGGAGCATAGCCACAAGCGGTCAGATGCTCCATGATACGGGTGCGGTCATGCTTGAACCAGTATCCGATCAGCACAGGCTGTCCGTTTGCCGCTTCGATCAGGTCTTCCAGCATCTCCAGCTTTCGGCTGTGAATGGTACGCACTTCCTTGTTTTCGTCATAGACAGCACCGTTCGCCATCTGAAGCAGCTTATTACTAAGGCTCGCAGCATTGGCGGCATCAATATCTCCGTCTTCAAGCGGAATGATAAGGTCGTGTTTCAACTGATCATAAAGCTTTCGCTCCACCGCATTCATCTCGACCTCATGGTTGACATACACGCACTCCGGCATATCCAAGTAGTCAAGGGCTTTCATGGAAATTGTAATATCCGAGATTTTCTGATATATCTGCTCTTCTGCACCGGGACGGGGTGTATATGAGAATACCACACCCGTACTCGGATTCATGCTGCCGGGCTTGAAGTAGCTTTCACGGAATCTGCCGATAAACCGCCCGAGCCGTTCGCCACCGTCAAGGATGCCGATCTCCGCCCATAAGTCCATGAGACCGTTTGAAGTCGGCGTTCCTGTCAGGCCGACCCAGCGTTTCACGAAAGGGCGCACCTTCCGCAGCCATTTGAAACGCTGTGACTGATAGTTCTTGAAGGAACTCAGCTCGTCAATGACGATCATGTCAAAATCCCAGCGCAGGCCGTTTTTCTCGTAATACTCCACGAGCCATTTCACATTCTCACGATTCACGATGTAAATAAAAGCATTATGATTGACTGCTGCGGTACGCTCCTTGACGCTGCCGACAATGACAGATATTTCAAGATTCTGCAAATGATCCCACTTTTTCACTTCGGCAGGCCATGTGTCACGGGCTACTCTAAGGGGTGCGATCACAAGCACTTTGTTCACTTTTAGCTCGTCAAACATCAGGGCGTTGAGGGCTGTCAGCGTGATGATCGTCTTGCCGAGTCCCATGTCCAGGAATAATGCCGAAACAGGATGCTCCCGGATATATTCGATGCAGTATTTCTGGTAATCGTGCGGTGTATATTTCATCCGGTATCATCCTCCTCCAATTCATAGAATCCTGCCAGCTCATCGGGATTGATCGGTTCAAGCGTTTCACCGAAATCATCCATTTCAGACGGAAGCATTGTGACTTCCAGATCAGGTATCTTTGCTCCAATACCCTCCGGAAACGGTTCACCGGGCTTCCATGCCAATATTGCATCAATGCACGGTTTGATCTGATGTAGCTTGTCAATGCAGAGAACCGGAAAGCCCAGTTTCATCAGCTGATACCGTCTTTTTCTCTGCAGTGGGCGCATCATCTTGCCCGGAGCTTTCAGCTCGACAAACACTGTCTTTGCAGGAAAGAACAGAACGAGTCTGTCCGGCAGCCCGTTCGCTGTCTGCGATGTCAGCTTATATGCCACACCGCCGGCTGCCTTGACTGCCTTGACAAACTCGTTCTCAACAACATATTCTCTCAATATCTGCCGTCCTTCCAGTATTCGCACCAACCGGACGGGAACGGCGTATGACAGCAGTTTCCATAGAAGCGGCAGTTCTCACAGCACTGGTCGTCTACATACAGTTCCTCGTCACTGTGGTCGTAATCGTCATAGCCGCCGCGGGTGTAATTACAGATCTCCGGCACAGGATATCCGCGGCGTTTTCTGCGTGTTTTATATCCTTTTCTGTCTTTCCATGTTCTGCTCATGCGTTGATCTCCTTCCACTGTGTTTTCGGCATGGTTGCCACTTGCCAGCCGATGCCTTCCAGCGCAGTGGCTCTGTCGTAGGACTCTACATCCTGCGAAGCCCGCGTGATGGCATTGCTCAGACCATAGAGGGAGAGATCGCCGCCCTTGATGAGATAGTTCAGAATGCTGTCCTGTTCCGGCTGATTGAGGTCATATGCCTTGCCGGTCAGCTCGATGACATCCTGAACTCTGCCGGTGATCTTTGCACCGTGACTCTGCTCCAATACACCGACGATCTGAGAAAACCTTGCTTCTTCGATTGCAGCAAGCGTTGTGTCACGGAGCTTCAGCATAAAGGCATGATCTTCTGCTTCGAGCGTTTCATCTGTATAGATATTGAAGCTGTCTTCCAGCGCCTTCGCAGCTCTGCCCACATGGGTACGGCGTTCGCCCATACTGTTGACCACCATGCCGTTGGTGCAGGCAAGCGTATAGACAAGGGGCTGCACGGAAACAGCGCCGAGCCCGACCTCGGAATTGGAAATGATAACACCTGCCTGAACTCTGTCTCCGACACAAGCCATTTCAAGGCGATGATTGACGATCTTCAGATACAGCTTGTTCTCGGTAACCTCGCAGCTCATGACCTCCATGCCGTCCCACCCTGCAAACAGTGGCAGCACCGCCGATGCGATCTCCAAGTTATCGATACGGCGATAGCGGTCAGATAATAAAGCTCTTGCGACCTGTCCGCTACCATAGTCAAGCGTTCTGACCATGTAGCTGTTGTCCTTGTCGGAGAACCATGCGTTCACGTTATCTGCCAGAAGCTCCGGCTTCTGTTTCTGCATCATATCATAATATCTCGCGGGGATACCGAGTGCCGATGCCACCTGACGATGGAAAAGCTGTGTTGTGCCGAAGCTGTGATCATCCCCGATGCGGAATGTGCTGCCGTCCTCGTCCAGACGGAATGCCTCCGCCGCACCGATATAGTCCTGCTTTGCCGCATTCTGACGCTGAAGCTCTGTCAGCACCTCCGGTAATGCTCGTCCCTGTTTCATAGAAAAATCCTCCTAGTCTTTGAAATAATAATTGCCTGTATATCCGGCAGAGGACAGCGGAAGGCCGTCCGCCCATGCAGGATTTCGGTTCATGATATTGCACACATCATCGACAGTGTATTGTCCTTTCGGCACTTCGAGAATGACTTCATCGTGTACATGGCCGACAATGCCGAGCCCTGTAAGCTCCATGCGCCGCATTGCCTCGGCAAGCAGGTCACGGGCGGTCGCCTGTGTGATGTTCTCTGTCAGCTTCCCGCTGTAGGTCTCGCCGCGTGTCCATTTGTTGTTTGCGCCGAGCCCTTCAAAGGTCAGTGCCATGCGCCCGAAGCGGTTCGGCTGCAGCTTTGGTTTGATGTAGGCAAGCCTGCGACCTGACGGCAGCACGATCCACAGTGTATTTGCAGAGAACTGAAAACCGATCCTGCCAACTGTTCTGTCCGTATGGTCCTTTACTGTTTCGATTGCCGCTTTTTCCACGGCATACCAGAACTTTACGATCTCCGGATTTGCATCGCGCCAGCTTGAAATGATGTCGGGCAGTTCATCCTCTTTCAGTCCCATATCCAGTGCGCCCATAGAGATCAGCGCACCGGCACCGCCACCGTAACCGCAGGCCAGTTCTGCGACCTTGCCTTTCTGCCGCAGTTCACCGTTGATACCGTGCTTCACGACCGGAACGCCGAACATCTGCGAAGCGGAAGCACAGTAGATATCTTCACCGCGCTGAAATGCATCCAACCGCCATTGCTCTCCGGCAAGCCATGCCAGCACACGAGCCTCGATAGCTGAGAAGTCTGCAACGATAAACTCACAGCCTTCTTTCGGGATCAGCATCGTGCGGATAAGCTGTGACAGGATATCCGGCGTATTGCCGTACAATGCTTCGATCATATCAAAACAACCCATTTTGACCAGTTCTCTTGCCTCATCAAGCGTAGAGATGTGGTTCTGCGGAAGATTCTGCAATTGGATCCCGCGTCCTGCCCAGCGCTGTGTACGGTTCGCACCGGAGAACTGAAACAGTCCGTGCGCCCTGCCGTCCTGACAGATGTATCTCTCTGCCGCCTGATACTTTTTCACAGAGGACTTTGCCATCTG